GATGGCTGTCTACTAGTCAATGATGGGTATCAGACAGGTACCTGTGTCACCATTCCGATTATGACGTTCGGCTGTCTCTGCAGGCTTAATAAGATCACATACCATCCGATATATTCCCACGCTTATTCCGATTCGGAACTCTACGATGTGCTTCAGGAGATGAAGCTGCTGCGTAATCTTCGGATTCCTAGCCAACCGGTTTTTGAGCACGTGCATTGGGCTGTCCAGAAGCGCGTGCCAGACGAGTGGGACGAGAGGGTGAAGAGATCCTTCTTCGAGGATCAGGCACTCTACGAGAAGAGGAAAAATCTTCCTTTGGCGGAGAAGCTAAAGGTATGCTAGAACTTGGCCTCTTTGCCGAAGATAGACCAATACCTCTCCAACTCCCGGATTGGGTGATCGGCGTAATTTGTATGCGCAACGCCAAGTTTGAATGGGTTCGATCCATCCAATTCCTGCGCGACAGCGACATGTACACCTGGTGTGATAATCCTGAAGAAGCGCTGAAATTCGGCCAGGGGATGGCCGAAGAGGTTGCCCGCAAGATCCAACAGGACGGTATGAGTAGGGTTCCCATGCTTTCGGAAAGGCTTCTCGTATTCAATCTCGACAGGCTCAACGAGATCCGCACTACCCTCCCACCCCTCGGCCAGTCCCTCTGATGTTCGAGCCCGCCGGCGCAAATATCTATTAGGGCAAAGATAGACCTGGGTGAATAGATAAGGAGAATCAGATGCCCGGTTTCACAATTGACGGTACCGGCGCGGCTGGTGCCAACGTCCCGCCTGCGAACATCGAGACCAGAAGGAAGCATCGCTGGTATTTCCAGACCCTCGGCGATGCGGTCTCTCCGGACATCCTCGTCGTGCTCAAGACCGCTACGCGGCCGAAGTTCACGTACGACGAAGCGGCAATGCACCACGACCAGGAAGTCGCGTGGTTCGCCGGGAAGCAGACCTGGGACCCGATCTCCCTGGAATGGTACGACGCCGAACAGGAGCCAGACGTGTCCAGCGCTATGTGGGACTGGCTCAACAAGGTCACGGACATGAACGCGATCACGGTGGAGACGCCGCGATCGTACAAGAAGCAAGCCTCCCTCATCATGACCATGGGCAGCGGGGAGCCTTCCGAGACGTGGAAGCTCTTCAACTGCTGGCCCAAGGAGCTAGACTGGAAGGACCTGGACTACACGAGCTCTGACATCGCCACTGTCGCCGTCCAGATGCGCTATGACAGGGCACAGCGTGTATCTGAATAACGAAGACGCCACCTAGGACTCTGCGCAAGCAGAGTCCTCTGTGTATTTGGGTCTTCACGAATGCCCGGCTTCAACATTGGTGACACTACGGATGCAGGGCTGCCTAGGGCCACTATGGAGACCCGTAGGCGGCACAGGTGGCGATTCACCACGCTAGATCCCACCACGAACGAGATCCTGGTGTACGCCCAGAAGGCGGACCGGCCTAGGCCGGTAACGGACAAGATCACCATCCATCACGGCCAGGACCAGATTCACATTCCGGGAAAGAATAGGTGGGAGCCTATTGATGTCTCGTTCTATGAGACAGAAAATCCGGATGCGGCGGAGAAGCTTTTGAATTGGTACAAGAAAGTTATAAATCTACCAAAGGCCGAGATCAATACCGACTTCCGATCCAACGGGAAACTGGAGATGCTGGATGGCCAGGGGCAATCAACTTGGGAGGCGCACCTTTATAATTGCTGGCCAATCCAGATCACGTGGGATCCTCTGGATTATACCATGTCAGACATCTGTGTTGTAACTGTAACGGTTAGTTACGACAAGGCCCTCATTCAGTCAATACCCACATAAATGCCAGGATTTACCATCTATACGTCGGAAGTTGGCGTTGCGACGCCCAAGAAGGTGCTCCTCAAGCACCAATGGACCATCGCCAAACTTGGTCCATTGCAGATCAGACCAGAATCGCCGGCTAGTTATGCCAGGGATATTACGCTTCCACGGATCTCGTTTGATGAGGAAGTGGTTGAAGGCGCCGCCGTCAAGTATAAGTTCGCGAAGTTCCTCGGCTATGAAGACGTGAAGGTGACGTTCTACGATACGGAAGGTCTTGTCCTGGAATTGTATGGCTGGGAATCCAAGATCTTCACTCCCGCATCCGGAATTGGTGTTGCTAGCGACTACAAGATGAGCAGCAAATTTCAGCTTCTCGACGGCCAGAACAACGTCCTCTATTCCATCACCCTCGAGAATAGTTGGCCAAAGCAAATCTCGCTTGGCGACCTCACCTACACGGAGAGCGACGCCAAGATCGTAGAGTTGACGTTGAGTTATGATTTCATCTCGATAAGTAAATAGGCCATACCCCTTTGTGGAGCCATGCCATGACAGAAGAGAAGGATGTGCCTATCAATGAAATCAAGGAAAGTTCTGCGGACCTGAAGCCCAAGCTCAAGCCGGGTATGAGTGATGGGCAGGTCCTGGACATCATCCTTGGAACTGGGGCGGACGAGATCATCCCGTGGGAAGACGTCGTCCTACCTAGCTTGGGGGCATATTACAAGGATGCCGAGGGGAAGGATGCCGTCCCAGGCGGTAAGGTCCAGTGCCGCGCGATGGGTATCTATGCCGATAAGGTCCTCGCCAATGCAAGGCTTCATCACAACTTCAAGTCGCTGGATTGGCTGTTCCGCAAGTGCGTGAAATTCCCCGAGGGCGCCAAGGGCTTCGATCCGATCGACCTGCTCAACGGGGACAGAATGTTCTTGTTGTACTACCTCCGCGGCATCACGCATGGTCCTGAATATGAGTTTATGGCGAAGTGCTCCAATACGGACTGTGGGATCGCCTCGCCCTATGATTACGACCTGAACGATCTCGTCAGAACGAAGATCGGACCGAATCCGGAGATCGGTCCGGAGCCTTTCAAAGTCAGTCTTCCGTACCTCTCTGAAGTTGCTGGCCAGGACATCTGGGTCAAGGTCCGCCTCCTGCGTGGCCGCGATGTGACCGCCATGCTCATGCGAAGAAGCACGCCATCTCGCATACGGCCACAGCCCGTGCGGCCGAAATCCGATCCTCGTGTCGTCGAGGAGACCGAGCAGTCTATCTCCCTGGATGACACCGTCTCGCAGAACTTGTCCCTCGTGATTATCGAGGCGATGGGAGACAAGAGCCGTGCCAAGATCGATGCCCTCGTGGAGAAAATGCATTCAAGGGATACGGCAACGATCCGGGAATACCTCCGGGTCAATTCGCCTGGTATCGAGTTCCAGGTGACGCTCACCTGTCCGCGCTGCGAGACAGAGATGACGATGGACCTGCCGATAACCGAATCGTTTTTTCGCCCAAGAGAGTCCGGAGGACCTCGATAGGAAATGGAACCACCTCATGGAAGAGGAGTTCCTCCTTAAACATCACGGTCACTATTCGAAGTTCGAATTGGTGTACATGACGGCTGAAGAGCGGAAGTGGAACATCGATAGGATAAATAAGGAGAAGGCTAGGGAAGCTGAATCTGCTAAGTCTAACCAAGCAATGCCTGCCATTCCCAAGATCCCGCCTCCGCACCGTTAGCAAAGATACCACGTCCCTTGCGGAGATCCACTGTGGCATGCCTAAAGCGCGTATCCGGTAGACAGGGTCAGCTGGTTTGCCTGGACGTGGTCTTCTACCGGAACGGAGTGCCAGCAGACCCCTGGGCCATTCGTTTCATTGACATTTACAAGTCCTGCGTGCGCGACGAGAATCTCTACGCACGGGTCGTAGTTTCCGATCCCGGAACGTTTTATCCGGACCCCATTGAGCGCGTTACTGATCCTTCCGGTACGATCCTTACAGGTCAATATAGATATCAATTCCTGGTTCCTCCGACGTACCCGCAAGACATATACTTTGACGTCTGGCGGTTCATTGCAGACGATCCAGGTCCGGGATCTGGCGGCTCAAATCCGTTGGACAATCCGGATCTCCTGCAGAGTCAGGCCAATCGCTTCTGGGTGTCGCCGGATGGTTGGTACGTCGACGACGGCCTTGAGACGATCCGGTTCACATGGGAGCCGCTGGACCTCAAGTTCAAGAAGCCGGAGAAGAGGATCCTCGAAGTCGCGATGATTCCTCTGCCTCTCTACGACTTCAATTGCAACCAGATCATGCCTCTTATCCCGCAATTGCAGCCTTCCATCCGCATCGAGACGGAGAACTGCGAGTTGCTAGTGGACTGGGAGCCTGCGGCCATTGGCCTGCGTTCTGGGTCGTATAAGGACAGCCCCTTTACGGTCCAGTTCCTCCTGGACACTTCGCGGTTCATTATCGGAACTTACCGATACCAGGTTATGATTCAGCTGCCAAACGGGCAGACAAGGATCAGCGAGAAGTTTTCTTTCACCGTAAGCTAGTGGCGCATGAATAAGCTCGACAACCTGACGGTTGGTAGCCTTATTGTCATAAAAGGTATGTACGCAGGCCACGAAGAGTATGACGCAATAAAAGGAATGGTAAGTGAAATGTCGCCGGACACGATCCTTGTCAGTACGGGAAGCCTTGGCGATGTCCAACTAGAAAGAGGCAAGATAGATCCGGAGCACCTGCGAGTCGTGCAATTCATCAACGACGCCTTCGATAGGGCCTTCCTTACAGGAAGGGACATTTTCGAAGTCAAGTTAGATGAACGCATAAAGATGCTGGACGAACCTGTCAAGAAGAGAGCCAAGAGTT